ACTAAGGCAATTATGAAATCTATGTGATTTTTTTACGCCTTTTAGAAACGATTTTGCAATTTGTTGTTGCTTAAATTGTTTATTGCGTTTTGCCTGAAGTTCCGCAATATTGCCAAGGGGTTCTACTGAACCCTTTAAATTAGCCACTGTAGCACTAAAAATAGGCTTAAATGGCTTATCAGTATTTTTACTTGATTGTCTGCTATTTATCATATCAACTATAATAGATGTATAACTATAAATACATAATATACAGAACTGTATAAAAGTCAATAGGTAGTAAAAAAATGAAAACAAAAATAACAGAACATAGCAAAAATCTTAGGGCAAAAACAAATGCAAACTGGCAAAAAGAAAAAATAAAAAAAGGTGAAGGATATAATATTAAAGCATTTATAACAGACAAAAAAATAGCGGATATAGCAAGAAATTTACCAAATAAAACAGAATTTATAGTAAATGCTATAAAAAAAGAATTCGGTTTAGCCTAAAATGGCAGGGGCAATCATTTTCGCAAGCCTCTAAAGGTAAACATGCCATGTAAAATATACATGGCATATCAAAACTTAGTTTTGCCTTCGGTGGCGACTTCAAATTAAATCACGACTAAGTAAAGGCGAAAATCGGTTTATGTAGTAAAAGTAAGGTTAATTATTCCAAACTCAATTTATTACCTGATGATAATTCATTTTTTGAATAGTTATTTGCCTGCTGATTATTTTGTTTAAATGGGTTAAATGGAATATCGCCATTAGCAACTTTTAAACAATCTGATTTACTTAGCTTTGCTACTGTTCCTTGTTGGGTATAAGCTATGCATTTATCGCCCATTACTACAGCACCGCTAAAACGTGGTAATTCTACTGGCTGATACTTATGTTCTGTATAGTTATTCATAAAAGGCTTTTGATAGTCATATATGAAATTAACCGCTACAGCACTAGAATTAGTTGTATTTACATTTGAATTATTTGTATTTGCAGAAGGAGCAACAGAACTAGAATTATTACTAGTTAAAGGCTTATTTTTCTGCTGATTTGCATAGCCCTTAGGATTAAAATATTTTTGTGCATTTGGAGTAAAAAACAAATAAACACATAATCCTAACAATATTAAAATAAACAAGAATCTACTTTTAATAAATTCAGGGATATAGCTTTTTATACTCGTATGACTGCTGGCAGACTTATATTTAGTATAAAGTTCTTTTGGATAGTTAAAAGGCGTTCTTTGCTCGCTACAATCTTTGCTAGTTTTGCAAGTAGGGTCTAAACGATAACCAGCCCACGAATAAATATAAGAACGTGTATTTCTAAACATTCTTTGTATATGAAAATGTTGTTCGGCTAATTTGCATAAAATTTTATGTAAAAAAATAGGACTTTGAGTTATAAAGTAAAAATCAAAATTGCGGTGTCTGTGAACAGTTAATTCTGTAAGTATTGGATTTTTTTCACTAGAACTACTCGCAAATACTGGGTAATTTTGAGCTTCATCAATAAAAAAAATTGAGCCATCAGGAAACTTACGCCAATCAAAGCTTAATCTATCATCATCAGATAAAGCATTTACTTCATGAAAGCCTAAACCATTAATATTACTGTAAATTGGTCTGCCCATATAAGTTTTATCTTTAATTTTTAATATTTCATTAATCTTAGAAACTGCATATAAAGTTTTGCCAGCTCCTGGAGTTCCTGTAATAAGATATATCATTTTTTTATCTCCTCGCCTCCGCCACAAGTGTGGTGGCGGTCGGCGTCGTCGGTTAATTATTTTTGATTATTGATGATGAAAAACTACGAATTGCAACTTTTGCCAACATAGCAGAAATTACTATGCTTAAAGCAGTATCTAAACCGCTTACATGGGCTAAACCTAAAATGGTTGTTGGGAAATTTCCAATAACACTATTAAAACCAATAAAATAACTATTAATTAAAGTAGTTAAGGTAGTAGCACTAAGTATTGCTAAGCCTGCACCAGCTAGAATTCTAGCTACAAAACTACTTAACAAGTATTGACCTACAATTACAAGTAATTTGCCCATTATTCACTCCCATTTTTATTAATGCCCATAATAATATAAGCACCAGCTATATAGCCCATAGCTATAATTACCCAGCGAAAATCAGCTAATACATCACACAAAGGCGTATATTCAATACTAATATTGTTGCTATGCCCCATTAATGTAAAATTTAAAGATATTGGAGCTGGACAAGTAGAAGTAAAATTAACTCTATTAGTATCTAGCTCAGGTAAATTATTAGGAGTAAATTCAGGAATAGAACTATTATCGGTAGACAAAGTATCCTGTTTTACCCAGCCTAAAAAATCACAGAGCATAGGGGCGTAGGAGCAAAAAGAAGGTAATGTTATATTTGTAGTAGCAGTTTCTACGCTACTAGCAACACTACTGGCTACTACTCCGCTTGCTCCTGTGGTTACTTCTGTTCTTACGCTACTGGCGTTTGTTACTGCTCCCGCATTGTTGTTTACTGTGTAATTTATATTTTGCTCAAACTGGTTTACTACTGTTTGCGGTTTTACTATTTGATTGGCTGGATTTGCTTCTTGTGTAGTATCTGCTACAGTACCCACATAATTAATTGCGTCAGCATTGCCAGCATTTGCATTTGATATTATTTTATTTGCTACGTCATCATAAGTAACATTTGTTTCTGCTGGCGGTAACGTATTAGGTATGTAATTAGGATTATCAAAACGTTGAAAGTTGTATGTTATTGGCGAATGGTCAGACGTAACATTACAAGTAAGGGTAACAGCACCATAACCGCCAATACAAGAAACAGATACATCTTGCCATGCCGAATTTAAATGACTATTTTTTACGCATAATTCTAAAGTAGAAACTGAGTATCCTCTACAAGTACCTTGATTTATAGTAGTACCTTCATAATAGTATTGATAACTATAATGATTTGTATCAGGCGGTGTATATGTAAATCTTTTATTTGCCACATCATTGTAATATTCTATGCCTGCACCTACTAATTGACCTACTGCAAATACTACTGCTAAAGATGTAGCATTTCTTGCTACCATTAATGCAACCTCGCTTGCTACTGGCAAAATAGTTGCAGAACTATTTACTAATACGCTTGAGCCATTTAATACTAATGTTTTTGATGCGTTATATAGTGTTGTAGCTCCATTTCTTACTACTGTATTTATGTTCCAGCCTGATAGAGTATTGCTATATGCTATTAATGGATAGAAAGTTGTACAAATTACTAAATATAATATAAATATTATTTTAGTAAAATTGTTAATGACATTACGAAAAATATTACTAGAAGCCATGACATATTACCCCCTATTTTTTATTAAAAAAGGCGGAATTAACCGCCTTAAATTTAAAAGGAAAAAACAAACAAACTACACTGCACCACGAAACTTTTTATACATTTTGATACCTATAACTATAGCTAAAATAGAACCGCCAATAAGAGCTAATGGAACAGCTGAACCTGTTATATCTGCAACCGCATCAGTTACATCAGGAACAGCTGCAAATGCTAATGTAGAACCTAATAAAAGCGGTACAATTACTAAATAATGTGCCTGTGATAAATATTTTTTCATATATAATTCTCCTAAATAGAATGTCTAAACAATTTAAAAAGAAACGCTGTAACTAACAAACCAGTAACAGCAACAATTATTAAATTTGCCTGCTCATTTGTTATATCTGGCAAACCTAATAAACCTACTTGTACCCATTCCATGCAGGCATTAGTTGTATTATTAATTTCTGCACATTGATACATATAAACCTATAAAAAAGCTAAAAAGAATTTAAAATTAAAGAAAGACTAGAAATGATAATATTCATGAATAGAATAAGTACAATTCTGTCTAACATACGCAAATATTCATCATGTTTATTTATCATTTTTTACACCTTAATATATTCAAATCCGCTAAATATATGGCGTACCCCGTTATATCCTAATTCTTGCTCAAAAATAGGCTTAACTGCTAAAGGTAATTTTATATTGCGAAATTCTGCAATATTTGCACTTCCATTATTCATGACAAATTCTAATGTTTTTGTCCCTACTCCTCTTTTAGAGTCTACAGGTTGAGTACAATAAACTTTTATGAAATCGTACTCTTTACCGTTTTTTGTGCCGTGGATATGTTCGTAACCGACAAAATTAATATTATTTGCCATTTTTTATTCTCCTTTTATTTATTAAAAAAAATACAGTTCCATATATTTTATACAGAACTGTATAAAAGTCAATTAGTTAAAAATTGATTATGATAATCATAATCGCTACATCTATTTTGTCTTGCTTTAAACAAAGCTTCATCTAATTTTCTTTGTGCCTCATCAAATTCTTGAGAACTTAAATATGCTATATATTTAGCCTGATTAGTTCTATTCTTAATAAGAAAATCTAACTGCATAGAAATAACTTGTTTTTGACTTAAGGATTGAAACATACAGCACCTATAATATAAATATATCTTATTTATATTTTATACAGAACTGTATAAAAGTCAAGCAAAATTTGTATAAATAATAGATATTAAATACAATAGAATAAATAACTCAATTAAAAAAAATATGATTAATATTCAACACACAGAAGTACAAAAAGAGATTATAGATAAAATAAATAAAGGAAACATCGCAATAATAAAAGAAGGTAAACCTATAGCATATGTCTTAACACCTCAAAATTTAGAGGACTACATAGACAACATACTAGCAGAACAAGCAGAAAAAGAGGGAATGTTAAGCATAGAGGAAACAGAAACATTTTTAAACGAAATAAAAAATGCTTAGAATATTATTATCCAAACGTGCTAAAGATTTTTTAAAATCTATATCAAAAAAACACGCAAAACAAATTACAGATAAAATAGAAAAGTTAGCTAATGACATAAACAGCGTTCCTACTATAAAAATAAAAGGAGCTAATAAACTACATAGAGCAAAATCAGGAGAATATAGAATTATTTTTAAAATAGAAAATAATACATTAATACTAGAAGTAGTTTCAATAGGAAAAAGAAACGACGATGAAGTATATAAAAATCTCGATTATTTAGATAATTAAAAATATATTTAATACTTTAATATTTTATGTCGTTCTTTATGTTTAAAACATAAATAGGATAAATAAGGGTCAAGAACTTCATCAACTGGATTATATATATACTGCGGTTCAGGTTCTAATAGCATTTTTTCATCAATATTTATCTTATAAACCTCAAAAAACGTATTAATATATTCATCATAATTTTTTATCGAAATTAAATCTTTTGATTTTATGTAATCCTCTGTAAATTCTAGCAAATCGCATCTAAGCTCATATTTTTTTACTAAACGCCAATCTAAAATATCCAAGCTAACTACTGGGATTGTATACTCTGCCTCATTGTAGGTTTCGATAGCCTGCTCGTCATCATCAATAGTATTAATGCCAAATCTAGCCTTTAAACCTCTACTCCAATATACCATAGCAACCCCTTTAGTTGCCTTGTAATATTCCTTAAATAATTCTTTACGAGAACCAAATTCGTAAGCCTCATCAGACAACAAATCAAAAGGATTAATAGAACCTGTTTTGCTTCCTTTAGTATTGCTATAAGTAACCTCAAATGCATCTTTTACTACATATGCACTGGCTTTTAAAGGGTCAGTACAGCTTAAAACATCTACACCATGTTGATTTGGCTTAGTTAAACCAGCTTTTAAGCAAGCTTTTTGCCAATAGAATAGTAATCTTTCTTGTAATGAAATTTTGTAAAATTCATTAATAGGTTTTTCCAAATAAAACAAAAAATGCTGATGAGGATGCCAGCCATTAACTCCATGCTTATTTTCAAATGCACGTACATAACCTATACGCCCCATTTCTTTATATATTTTTTTAACAGCACCCATTTCATTAAATTTATTTCTTGCCTCTGTACCCTTATCAATAAGCCATTGTAGCTTATCGCTTAATTTATGTGGTATAGTAAAAGTAACTAAAGCAAAACCGCCATTATTGGTTAAATGCTGATTTGAAGCGTTTAATACGTCTTTTCTACTGATTTCAGCTAGTCTAGGCGAACAGCAAGTGCAAGCAGAACGTGAACCGCAAGTTTGTAATCCTTTATAGATACAAAATTGGTCGGCATTGGAATAAATTGATATATTAAAATATCCTTTATCCCTACTGCT